TTATCGCCCGAATTGGACCGCAGTTCGCGGCCCGAAGCGGTGACGTTGACCGCCGCCTGCATCCAGTCGTACTTCGCCGCCGACAGCACTTCGCTGGCGCCGATGTTCAGGGTGTCGTAACCCGAATACCGCTGGTAGGTGCTGTTGTTGGCGTAGTCGAGGTTGCGGACGATTTCGTATCCGCCGTCCTCCAGGTCGATCTTGCCCTTGCGCTTCAGGTAGCGCCACAGGGCGTTGTTCGTGCTCACGTTGTCCGAAATCTCGGACGGATGGTTACGGAGGGTCGAAGTGACCAGTTCCGTAAAGGTGCTGTTCGGTGAAGCCATTGCGCGTATCCTTTATCCGCGCGCTTTGATGCTCCTGAACTGTGCCGCCATCGAATCTTCCCAACTGGCCCCCGCTTTAGCCACCACCCCAACGCTACCCGGTCGTCGGGAGAGCGTGGTGAGTTTGGCTGCCGCTGCGGCTTCTGCCTTCTGCTTTGCAAGGGCGTCGGCTTGCGCCTTGGCCGCCTGCTCCGCTGCTACGAGCTTGCCTACATCCGGGTGGGCTTTTGTCGCCATGTCGTAAAGCTGGTCCAGTTCCATTCCTGGCTCGTACAGCTTCGCCATGAGCGGCTCGACCTGATCGAAGTGCGGGCGGTCCTTGCGGAAAGCCTCGACCTTCTTGCTGGCCTCTGTCAGCCTCGCCGTTTCAGCGGCTCGTTCCTGTGCAGTGAGATGGGATTTGATGGCGCCTAGCTCTTGGGCAAGCGCGCTATATTGCGGGTCCATCGGTTGCCCGATGTTCTGTTGCGGGTTGATGCCGTACATTCTTGCGATTTCAGCAAGCGCAGCCGGTCCTTGGGTTCGTAGAGCGTGGTCCGCAGCCGCGAGACGCCGGATATATTCCTGCCTCGGGATTTGGTTCTGCTCGATGAACTCGCGGGCCGGTGCCAGCGCCTCGTCAATCGCCTCGTAAGACTTCAGCCGCTCCCCATCGGAAGTGATCTTCTTGTGGACTTCGCTTTCCCGGTCGGACCAGTACTTCTGGACCGTGGGTGGAAGCGCGCTCCACTGAGCCTTCACGTCCGCCGGCAGGGACTGGGGCGCGTCGATGACCTGTGGCACAGGGTCGGGCGCACCAGTCTGGGACTGGCCGGGTACCTTGAGTGTCGGCGTCGCGTCGGTCGCGCCAGCCTTCACAATGAACTTGCCGTCGTCACCCTGCTCGGGCCGGCGGGACTTGATCTCTGCCATCGTCGCCGCCAGGGTATCGTCCATAGAACGATCTGCGGGCGGTGTCTCGACGGCAGGCGCTTCGATTACAGCGGCGGGCGTCGAGACTTCGGTGGTGGCAGCAATTTCTTCAGCCATAGGTTATCACCCCTTTGGGTTTACGGGCAAGCGATGAAAGCCCTCGCCGGGTGACGGGGCCTTTCGCTGTTCCCACTCTCCGCCGGCGCTCTCGGCGTACTTCTTGTTGTGGTAGGTCGGCTTGTATTCGGACGGATCGACGGGCCGGGAGCCGGAGCGCGCCAGATCGTCCCGGCGTGCACGGCGGCCCTCCACAGGCTTGTGCGTGATGGGCGAGACGTAGCTGGGTAGGTCGGACTGGATCATCGGCACAAACACGCCAGCGGGCGTTTTCATGGGCTTGCCGGTGGTCTTGCTGATCCATACGCCGTCAGCGTTGAGGGTGTAGCGTTCGATCATTGGCTTTCACCCAGTGTGGGCGGGCGAGGCGTAAACCCTTCCGTTGCCAGAAGGCCAGCAGGATCAGCCGCCGCGCAATCGACAGGTTCGGCCCCGCTGAACACCTTCAGCACCGCAGCCGTGCCGATCTGCGTTTCGACCGCATCCAAGCGGGCGTTACGGACCAGAACGGAGAACTGGAAGGCCATCAGTTAGCCCGCCCATTGGGCTTCTTGCGCGAACCAGCCGCGCGGCCATCCGGTCCCCGGACAAGCTCGGTCGGGGCCATGATAGCCTTGCCAAGAGCCTCCAGCCCGCCGCCGATAGCTTGGCCTTGCGCGAGGATGGCCTGGATCAGCGCCTTGTTCTCGTTCTTGTCGTCGGCCTCGTCGGCCTTTTCCTGTGCCGCGCTTTCCATGCCGCGCATGGCGTCTTCGTCGGCCATCGCGCGCTCCCGGCCAAACTTCTCGCGCTCCATGCCCATCGAGTGCTGGCGGTCTGCCTGCTTGTGGAAGGCATCCACGGCCAGCGTCTCACGGTGCTGCGTCGCGCGGGTGGCAATGTCGCGTTCCTTCAGCGCCAGTTCCTTCATCTTCAAGTCCAGTTCCGCGCCCTTGTATTGGGCCTCAAGTGCTAGGACCGCCTGCTGGTGCTGGGCCTCCTGCTGGAGCCGGGTCTGCTCGATGGTGTGCTTGCCAAGGGCTTCCTGCTGGTCGAGTTGCAGCCTGCCCTGCCGCTCCATAGCGTCGGCCTTGGCCTTCTCGGCCTCGATCTGGATTTGCGGGTCAACCGGAGGAGGCTGCGGCGGTTCCTTGGCCTTCTGCTCCAGCCGGCGCTGCATGTCGTCCAGGATGTTCTCCGCCTCGCGGCCCAGCTTGAAGTTGCGGGCGAATGTCCTCAACAGGCCCACCGCCTCCTCGGGCGTAATCATGCCCGCCTGTACCGCAGGGCCGATGGACTGGATGAACTGCCCGAAGCCCGTCACGAAGCCCGCCACGTTCTCCTGCGCGCGGCCCAGATCGGCCTTGATCGTGCCGTCCGTCTCAATGTCGATTGAAAACTCGCGGGCGAGGTCGGTCTTCATCAACTGTTGCTGCTCGGGGGTCAGCGCAATCCCCGTCATCGCCTCCCATTCCTCTGGCGTAAAATGCTCGGCCATCAGGTCGGAGGTGAGCCTCATCAGGTCGCGGGCATGGACCTGTATGTCACGCTGGGCGCTCTGCAAGCGAAGGCTACCCCACTCGGCTTTCAGCTTCTGTGCGCCCAAGGTTTCGTTCGCCTTGGTGCTGCCCCGGAGAATGTCAGCCACGCCGGTCAATTCATAGATCGTCTGCTTGCAGACCTCGCGGGCCTCATACAGCGCCTTGATCGTCTCAATGGCTTGCTGGATGGGCATCAGCCAGAAGGCCTTCTCGATCTGTCCTTGGACTAGCGCGCGAGCGGCGTCGGGGGCCGGTGCCATCTCGCCATCGTCAAGGTTCTTCATGGCCTGCACGGCCTTCTCGAAAGCGCCGTCGTACACGCCTCTCCAGCGGATGACCTTGATAAGCGCGGAGATACGCCGCGTCAGGCTGTTCATCTCCTCCTGCTGGGCCTTCCACACCACGAACGGGCAGATCGGGACCATGCTGTCGGTGGTTTTGATGGCGTAGAGCGGCTTGGGGACGGGGAAGAAGCCGCGCAGCTTGTACGGGTCGTCCTCGATCTTCAGCGGGCCGTCATCGTAGCTTTCCGCGAGGTAGATCACCTTGCGGGTGCCACGGTCCCAAATCTCCCAAACGCGGGCGCGCTTGAACGTGTCGGGCGTTGAGGCCGTCTTGTCGGGCGCACCCTCGACCGTCGCGTCGAGGTTGACCTTCTCGCCAATGGTCGGGTTGAGGCCCGTCAGTTCGTCGCGCGTGTAGAGCCACAGGAACGCGATCCAAGGCATATCCTGCCAGCGTTTGGCGGGGCCGATGCGAAATTCGTCCCAGATGACCGGCTCCCAGCTTATGTGCTTGGAAACCACCGCGCCAGGAATGGCGTTTCCCGTCTCGGGGTCGGTCACGTCCGGGCCGTTTACCAGATTGACCCGCAGGCGCGTCACGGCGCGACCCAGCAGTTCCCGGTCCTTCACCGCCGACTGCATGGCGTCGTCATAGTCGTACATGTCGGACTGGACGGAGATAGCGCGCTCGATGCTCTGCGATACGTTGCGGCGGTCGGCGTTGGTCTTGTCGGCAATCGCCTTGGCCTGCTCGATCTGCATGGCTGCCGTTTGCTGGGCTTGCTGCTGGGCGGCGGGGTCTTGCATCTCGGGGCCGCCGTTGTGGCCCATCATCATCGGCGGGGTGTTCGGCGTCGCCTCTCCAAATCGCGGGCGCACATCTGCCGCCGGCTCGCTGTTGTAGATCGCGGGGCAAGTCGTCTGGATGTTTGCATAGAGGATGTTGAATTTAGGACCGCGATAGTCCGTCTCTGTGCGGAACTGGTCGATGGCGGCCTTTGCGTCCTTGCGCCAGTCCGTTTCGGTCTTGGTCGCAAGCTCGATGGCGCTCATCCAGTACTTGTGGAAATCGCGCTGGCTCTTGATCGTCTGCTGAAGCGTTTCGACTGTGCCGGTATCGGCTTGGGTTACTTCATCCGCCATGCAGCCTCGCAATTGACAGCCGCTCGCGCAGATGCCCCATTTCACCGCATAGCTCAGCAACAACCGCGTGGGCGTCGGCATCGCGCGCCACCACGTCGAGGCCGTGCTTGCCCAGAACCGATAGAACGCGCTCGCAGCCGGTGTCTATGCCCATTTCGGACAGGGCCGCACCCAAGCGGACCATGTATTCGCTTCCCATGCCCATGTCGTGAAGCGCGTGGATGGGGATGGTCATGCGCGGGCCTTCTTGCGGGCGCGGCAGGCGCGTTGTTTGTCCGCCTCGGATGCGTGGATGCGAGGGCGTCCGCCCTTGCCGGGTTTCGTAACAGCGCGCGCTAGTTTCGTGACAAGTTTCGTGACAGGGCCACGCTGGATGGGTTCGCCGTCGCCCTTGATCTTAATCACGCTTCCGCATCCTTCCGGCGCTTGGTCTGTCGCTCAACCATCTCCTTTATGGAGAGGTTGCTGGAGATTGTACCATCTCCGGTGCCAATGTAGAAATCGACCGGGCTTTTGGGCGCCGGCTCGGTCGCGCGCAGTTCCCGCCAGCCGATCGACAGGTATCTCCAGGCGTCCGCCGCGTGGCTCGACCAATCGTGCAGCGGCGTGGGTTTCAGCACCTTCCGCTCCTCGTCGTATTCGGCCCTGTATTGCTTCAACGCCTCGATGCCTTCAGCGCATTTGGTGCGGTCAAAGCGGGCCAATGGGATCGTTGTGCGCCCCGCCTGGATGCCGTCCATTAGCCTGTGATCCGGCACCACCCAAGGCTGGAGGTTGAGGTTTTGCATGATCTCGATGCGCGTGCGGCCCGATCCCCATTCCTTGACCTTCGCGTCATGCGGAACAAGGCAATAGCCCAGCTTGTAGCCCTTGCCGTGAAGCACCTCGGCATAGTGATCGACGCCAACGCCGGAGGCTTCGTAGTAGTCCACCACGTTTACGCCGCCCATCAAGGGCTGAAAAAACCAGATGGCGGTGCTGTCCCGGACGCCCAAGTCCCATGCGGTGTAGACGGGGCTTTCCGGGTCTACAGGCACGTTTGCAATGCGCCCTGCCGTGTCGGCCTGCCCCATCTCGCGGCCCCAGTAGGCCCCTGTAATGGCCGCCTCAAACGAGCATTCAAATTCCTGCTCGTATTGCTCCGGGGACATGAGCTTGCGGGCGCTGTCCAGTTCGTCTTGTGCCACAAGGCCCGTCTCGCTGGCCTTCAGCATCACGCCGTACCATTCGTCGTCGTTCTGTGACGCCTGCCACGCCTTGTAGAAATCGTTGTGGCCGCGCGGCGTGCCGATCAGCGTCAGCGAGCCTCTTCGGTCTGACAGAGCGGGCCGGATGATTTCAGGGAGCATTCGTGGACGCATGTCAGCAAATTCATCGAGTACGCAGTCATCCAGGTATATCCCCCGCATTCCATCGGGATTATCAGCGCCATAAAGTCGAACCCGTCCGCCGTTTGGGAGGTCGATCCTGAGTTCGGATTCGTTGGCCACAGTCCCCGGAATGACTGCACTGAAGCGTTTGAGATAGGTCCATGCAACATCTTTGGATTGTTTGAAAAGAGGCGCGACATATGCGGTGCGGGGTTCTGGGTGCTGGCATGTGAGTGCAGAGCGGATCAAGTGATTGATGCAAGCCACAGTCTTACCCGCCCGCCTGTGTGCCACAATTACCCGCCACCGATGCGGGGTGTTGTGGAACGCCATAAAGTGCAGCCTCGGACTGTAAGGAATAATTACGCGTTTTTGGCCTAAGACCGGCATGATCGCGGATGCCCCTGATTTCGTTAAGAAGCGCGAGGCGCGCATTGATCGCGGCCTGCCCAGAGCGGATGCCCGGTCTACCCGGCGGTAGGTCAGCGAAGCGAAGCGCGACCTCAACCTGATCTGCTTTCGCAATCAAATGCGGCTGTATCTCTCGGAGAAAGGCCGCCGCTATGCGGGAGCAAGCGACCCACGCAGAGCAGGATATGGTTTTTGAGTGCTGAACGCTGCCGCCAAAGCGGGCCTTGATAAGCTCAAGGGGCATCGTATCCCGTTGAACAATTTGGCACCTCAACTCAAACCGCATGTAACGGCCAGCATGAGTGCGAAGTAAGCGGATATCAACAGTGCCTTCGCCGTCGAAGAAACCGGCGGTCCAGGCGGGGGTCACTGCGGCGGGAGCCACGATATCGCCAATGCAATCGGGCCGCCGTCGTTACCCGTTACGGCTTGGGGAACCTTGCCGTCTAGGCGGTCGCCAAATTCGCGGGCAGCCGCTACATCGCCATTTGCTGCGGCGTTTACCAGCGCACGCGCGGCCATCTCCAGCTTCTTTGGACCCTTGCGACCCTCGGCAAAGTCGAGCGCGGCTTTTCGTAACGCATTAGCCCAAATGCGGTCTGTCTTTGCGCCTTTTGGTCTACCAGCTGGCATTTAATTACTGGCGTCCTAACCCTTTGTAACTAAACAGCGTTCAGTGATTGAAGCTTGTCGGGATGGCGCGAGCATACAGCGAAATGCCCGTTCCCCCAAACTTGGCCGCATTCAACGCATGGTCTCTTGGGACGGCGGCCATTTGTGGCGTCTAGGACTGCCTTTGCTTCGTCCCGATAGGCTTCCCATGCGGGATACGAAAAGCTGGAGCGGTGATAGTCCTGCAAGCGGCGGTCTGGGTTTTCCCCTCGCTTCACGCAAAGGGCGCGGGCCGCTTTTTCGATCTGGTCGCTCATGTCACGAAATATCCAGCGGGGGCTGCGTAGGTCCAAAAGCGGCGGCGGGAGATGGTCATGTGGCGTTCAGTGACGGATTGCGCGCGCGATTTACCGCGTCGGCCAGCCTCTCCAGGGCCTCTGCGATGCGCTTGGCGGTTTCCTCGCTGACGATCACGCGGGTATCCTTTCAAAGCGTTAGCTGCTGCGGGCCGGGCTTGATACCGGCTTCCAAGGGTTATCTATGCCTTGGGGTCCGCCGGGTTGCACGGCGACAGTCCGGCCGCTTGCGCGACGACCCTCACCTCATACCGCGTGTCCTTCCACGCCGCCGCAGCTTTGGCATGTTGCCTGCCTATTGGGGGGAAATCAATGGGGATTGGGGGTTAGCGTCGCCCATAGCTCCAGTTAGGATCGACCCGTATCTCGGGCTGCGGCACGTCCACCACCTCGCCCGTCTCGTCCAGCACGACAACCCAAATCCTGTGGCCGTCGATGCCGCAGCGTTCCCAGGCGTAGCACCATCCGCGTTTGCTGGTGGCTTTCACGCCTTTCGGCAGGGTCTTGGCCGTGATTTCGACCGGGATGGGTGGGTCAAGCCGGTGCATTGATTTTCGGCCCTACGCGCCAGATTTTGCCTCGATGCAATTCAAGATAGCACGCCATGCGCCAGCGGAAACCGTCTTGGGGGTAGGCTGTGCATTTACCCCAATGAGCGGGCTGCCAAGGCTCGTCAGATGTGCGTTTGATCCAGTACCATCCGGCGGGTCTATTCACACGTCCGCTCCCTTTCTGCTCCAGCCATAGACCCGCACCCGCTAATGCCTCACTAAGTCGTAATCGTGTAGCGCGTCGTTTCTTCGTTCCAAATGCCTGTGATTTCACCGGGCCTGCCGATGGCGTTGTGGTAGCGCGATTTTACCACCCGAATTGCCGTGTCTTTGCTGGTCGCCATGTCCTCGCGGTGGATCACAATCCCCACGTCTGCCTTGTTCGACCAATGCGCCGAATCGCTAATATCGTACAGGCCGGGAAAGGGGTACTTGCCGTCCTTGCCGCGCTGCATCTTGGCCGGATGCGCCACCACGATAAGGTGGATTTGATACTTCTTGGCAAGCTTACGGAATTGACGGATCGCGAACCCGACGTATTC